AAGCATTATTCGAAAAGAAAGCACAGATGCTTATTACGTACCACAATTTGACCTAAGTGTAAGTCCTCTTCATTTGTTTTTTGCAAAAGTTGATGGATCCGAACCTCGCTGGATAGAGGCCACGGCATTAATCGATTGTAACAATGTTGAATTGTATCACGAATTAGACGGATGGGTTCCCTGCCAGGTTATCTGGCAGCAAAATAGAAAAATTGATATTTTAGACATCGAAGTTGAGGAAACAAATTCATATTTTTCTAATGGCATTCTTTCTCATAACACGATGCACGGCGATCCTGCGGTTACACCCGGCGGAAAAGCTATCCCATTCCATTCTTCGGTTCGTATTCGACTTGGAAGCGGAAATCAAGTTAAAGACAAGAATGGTAATCCAGTTGGTATTCACACAACTGTCACGATCAAGAAGAACAAGGTTGCAGCGCCTTTCAGAAAGATGGAATTTGATATTATCTTTGGTAAAGGTATCGTAGAAGATGAATATCTTTTTGATGAGTGTAGATCGCATTGCAAAGAGAATGGCCCAGTAAAGAGAAAGGATCATGTTATCAATATCTCTGGTGAAGGTGCTTGGAAAGAATTAAGCGTTGTCAATGAAAAGACGGGTGAGGTTGTGGTAGAAAAGAAGTTCTATAAATCTGAATTTGGATCTCTCATGAAGGATGATACGTACAAACCTTTCATCATGGAAGTCATAGATTCAGCGTTAACGTTAACAACGGGGCCAGCTGCCGATGCAAATGAAATCGATGATAATGTTTCCGACGATGGAGGATCAGATGAGTGAACGCATGACAAATCCAATTTGGGTAAAAATCTTAACTGAAGATGAGTCAAACATCCCCGTCTATCAAACTCCGGGATCCGGAGCTTGCGATTTAAAATCAGCAGATGATGTCATTATCCCTCCAGGGTGCAGGTTCGTTGTTGGGACTGGAATTAAACTTGAAATTCCAAATGGATTTGGAGCTATGGTTTGTTCAAGATCCGGTCTTGCTGCAAAGAATGGAATTCAGGTCTTAAATGCGCCTGGGATCGTTGACTGTTTTTCAGAAGAAAGCTTTATTTCTACCGTCTCAGGTAGGAAAAAAGTTCATGATATTACGATAAATGAAGCAGTTTTTTCTTTTAATGAATCAACTTTAGAGATTGAAAAAGATATCGTGACAGCTATTGTTGATGTGGGAGTTAAAGATGTTATTGTTTTTACCTTAGAGAATGGACAAAAATTATCTGTAACTCCTGGTACTATTATTTATACAGCTGACGGACCCAAAAAAGCAAAAGATATCATCGAAACAGATCAAATAGCTTTTAACCACGATATTTAAGTATCATGGTGAATGCAAAATTTGTGGAATTGAAAAGAAATTTCTATAGTAGAACACTTACGTCATACTCATAAGCTAACCGTACCAAGATATAGGGAAATATATCCTGACGCGGATGTCAAATCTGAAGAAGCTAAAAGATTAGTTTCTGAGAAAAACAAAAAAGTCTGGCAAGATGAAGAATATAGAAAAAAGATGTGTGAATCGCGGCAGGTTTCTCATAGAAAAGAGTCGTTTAGGGAAGCACAGTTGAAAAGAATAAAAGAAGTTTATGAACGAGGGTTTAAGTCTTGGAGCACAGGTCTTAAAAAAGAAGATGATGAAAGACTTCTTTCTATCAAAAGAAAAAATTCAGAACATCTAACCGGTAGAACTAAAGAAGATTATGAATATTTGGAAAACGCTCAGAATCCCTTAAGAGCATAATTCCTGTTGGGTTTGATAAGAAAAAATGGACTGAAGAAAAAATTCAGTCTTGGAAAACTAAAATTAGTAAAAGTGTTTCAGCGGGGCTTGTTGAAGGAAGACATTCAACTCCTAAAAACAGGTATTTAAAAGGATGGTATCAAAAACCTGATGGAGAAAAAGAATACTACGAATCTTCTTGGGAATTAGAACTGATGAACCATCTAGATTCTTTGAGTCTAGAATGGACGAAGAAACACAAAATAATCATTTCTTATAAAGATGAAACGGGTGATGAAAGAAGATACATACCAGATTTTCTTATTACTTTAAACAATAAAAAATTGCTTTTAGAGTTGAAAGGTTTTTCAAGGTCACAAATAGAGATTGAATCCAAAAAGAAATCTGCAGAAATTTGGGCAATTGAAAATTCTGCATCTTATAGATTATGTTGGTCAGTAGATGAAGCAAAATTTGTGATAAAAGAAATTTATGAAATTTTCGAAAATTCAAAAAATTGAAACGGATAAAAAGCGTTGTTATGATTTAACAATCGAAAATAATCATAACTTTTTTTGCAACGGTTCTTTGATTCATAACTGTGACTACCGCGGCGAGGTAAAGGTCATCCTGTACAACACAGATGACAAAGATTTTATTGTTAAAAAAGGAGATAGGATTGCACAACTTCTATTTTTCCCAATTTTTCAAGCCATTTTTCAAAAGGCAAAAGCAATTACAGATACAGTTCGTGGCGAAGGTGGGTTTGGTAGCACCGGAGTTTGAGCTTGAATTTTGAACATCCGATTTTAATAATTGATGCCCAAAATTTATTTTTACGAAGTTGGGCTGCGTATCCGACAATGAACAAAAATGGAGAGCCGATGGGCGGATGCATCGGCTTTCTAAAATCTATGCAACGTATTTGCAGAGAAATACAACCTTCAAGAGTGTACATCACATGGGAAGGTGGCGGCTCGCAAAGAAGAAGAAACTTGTATTCAGAATACAAGCTAGGACGCCGCCCTGAAAAGTTAAACAGGTTTTACGGCGACGACATACCAGATTCTGAAGAAAATAGAAAACATCAATTGATAACCCTTCTTAACATGTTGAAGTCAACTCCCGTATGTCAGATCTACGTTTCTGATTGCGAAGGTGATGATGTCGTTGCGCATTTATGTAGAGGTCCTTTTAGGAATAAAAATAAGATCATCGTGTCATCTGACAAGGACATGTACCAACTTTTAGATGACAAGACGAAAATCTATAATTTGCATAAAAAGAAAATCGTCAACGCAGATGATGTCTTTGAAGAGTACAGAATAAAAACTTACAATTTTGCGATTGCAAAAGCAATTTGCGGGGATCCTGGGGATAATGTTCCCGGTGTGAAAGGAGTTGGATTTAAAAAGGTTTCTTCTAAAATACCAATTCTGGCAGGAGAACAAGGACTAATTTTGCAAGAAGTTTTTGACTTTTGTCAATCCAGAATCGACGAGTCCATTATTTATCGGCGCATCATGGACAGTGTAGAAGACGTTAAGAGAAATTGGAGACTGGTTCATCTTGACGGTAGCATGTTGTCCGCTGATCAAGTTTCAAAGGTGCAATGTGTTATCGATACATTCAATCCCCGCGTAGATAGGATGGGACTAATTCGAGCATTGGTTAAAGAAGGAATTGAAGGCTTCAATATAGAAAGCTTTTTTTACGATCTAAAGCCGCTTGTTGTTAATCATTGATTCAGTAAACTTATGAATACACAAAACATGACCCCAACATTTGGTACGTATGGCAAGTCTTTTCAAGAAAAGATCATGCAAGCTTTGTTGACGGATTGGAAGTTTGCAGAACAAATGACAGAGGTTTTTAATTCTTCATACTTCGAGTTGAAGTACCTCCAGTTTCTAGCAGATCGTTATTTTTCTTATTCTAGAAAATATAAAGTTTTTCCTACTCTTCAACTTCTTGCGACAATCATAAAAGAAGATCTTAAGACAGGCACAGACGTCATTCTTCGAGATCAAATCATCGATTATCTTCAAAGAATGAAGACAAACCCTGATGCAGGAGATCTTCAATTTGTTCGTGAAAAGTCTCTTGATTTTTGCAGAAAACAAGCATTGAAGGCAGCATTAGAGAATGCCGTCGATCAAATGCAGGCTGATAAGTATGAGTCCATTGTTGAGTCAATCAAGAAAGCAGTCCAAGTAGGAACTGCACCATCTGTGGGTCACGATTTTTTTAATGAAATGGATGCTAGATTTACTCGTCTAAAAAGAGACACAATCCCAACAGGTATCCCAGAACTGGATAAAAAAGAATTATTAAATGGAGGTTCTGGAAAAGGAGAACTACTTTGCGTCGTCGGCGGGTCAGGATCAGGAAAATCACATTTCTTGACGATGATCGGCGCAAATGCAATTCGGCATGGAAAGAATGTTCTTCATTATACCTTTGAATTGTCTGAAACCGCAGTCGGTATTCGTTATGATTCAAATCTTTGTGACATGGATTCCAATGAGGTGATGGATCGCAAAGAAGAAGTCAAGAAGTTCTACGATGATAATAAAGGATTAGGAAGACTATTCATCAAGGAATATCCTACAAATACGGCATCTATCTTTACAATTCGATCACATATTGAACGCTTAGACTTAAAAGGATTCAGGCCTGACATCATCATTATCGATTATGCTGATATCATGAGATCAACACGTCAATTCGATTCTTTACGCCATGAACTTAAGCTTGTTTACGAAGAGCTTCGAGGCCTGGCCATGGAATATGGAATCCCAATTTGGACTGCTTCACAATCCAATAAAGAAGGTGCGAACGCGGAAGTTATTGACATGACGAATATGTCAGAAGCTTATGGAAAGGCCATGATTTGCGATTTCATTATCTCAGTTTCTAGGCGTTCGCATGAAAAGGCATCAGGATGGGGTAGGCTATATGTTGCCAAGAACCGTGCAGGAAGAGATGGGTTAGTATTCCCTGCAAAAATTAATACAGCGCGCAGCCAATTCGAGATAGTCGGAGCAGCTGATGCACCTGATGTAACAGCTTCATCTGATGATGAAGCTCAAAAAAGAGCATTACGTGCAAAGTGGCGTGAGCTAAAGAGTGAATTTTCAGCACAAAAGCCTAGTACTGTTGAAGCAAACGTTATATAAT